ACGCTCAGCGTCAAGCTGGTGGGCGACATCGCCCAGTTCCAGGCCGACATGCGCCGCGCCGGCGAGGTGGTCGAGCGCACCGCGCGCGACATGCAGGGGCGCTTTGGCGCCGTCGCCGCCACGCTGCGCGGCATCGGCGCCGGCGTGACGGCGGCCTTCGCCGCGGTCGGCGCCATCGCCGCGTTCGTCGGCCAGGTCAACCGCGGCCTGCTGGCGATCAAAGACCTGAGCGAGGCGACGGGCGCGAGCATCGAAAACGTCTCGGCGCTGGAGAACGTCGCGCGCAACGCGGGCGGATCGCTCGACGACGTGGCGGGCGTGCTCGTCAAGTTCAACAACGCGCTGAAAGAGGCCGGCAGCAACCGCGACATCGCGGCGCTGTTCGAGCAGCTCGGGCTCGACGCCGCCGAGCTGCGGCGTCAAGACCCGGCGCTGGCGCTGCGCGAAACGGCCGTTGCGCTGGCGCGCTTTGCCGACGACGGCAACAAGGCGCGGGCGGTCCAGGAGCTGTTCGGCCGCAGCGTGCGCGAGGCCGGGCCGCTGCTGCGCGAGCTGGCCGAGCAGACGCAGTTCGCTGGCACCGTCACCGCCGAGCAGGTGGCGCAGGCCGACCGCCTGAACAAGGAGTTCGCGCAGCTGCGCCGCAACGTCGAAGACCTGTCGCGCGTGTTCGCGGGCCAGCTGGTGCCGGCGCTCAACCGCGCCTTCGAGCTGTTGCGCGAAGGCGGCCTGGCGGCGCTGTTCAGCGGCGGCGAGCGCGGCGCGGCCGAGCGCGAGGTGCGCGCCTACGCCAACGCGGTCGAGCTCCTGGGCCGACAGCTCGAGATCTGGTCGGCACGCGAGAAGGCCGGCATCGACGGCGCGGCGCAGCGCGTGCGCGAGATCCGGGGTCAGCTCGAGGACATGATGCGCAAGTCGGCGCAGGCCAGCGAGCGGCTCAAACAGCTGTACGCGCCGGCCACGCCCGCCACGCCCGACGAGCGTCCATCGCTGACGGTGCCCGAGCCGGCACGCCGCGCGCCGCGCGCCGCGACCGAGCGCGCGCCCAAGCTGGTTGCGCCCGCCATCGACCCGGCCACCGTCGATGCGATCCGCGCGCTGGAGCAGACCGACGCCGCGCGCATCGCCGCGCTGACGGCGCAGCTGCAGGAGCTGTACCGTCTGCGCGCCGAATCGGGCGGCGCGCCGGCGGTGGTCGAGGCCATCGAGCGCACGCGTCAGGCGCTCGAGGCGCTCGACCCCGCCGCGCAGCAGGCGGCCGAAGCCAACAAGCGCATCGAATCGCTGCTCGCCGCGACCGACACCGCCAAGCTGCAGCGCGCGCAGCAAGACGTCGAGCTGCTGCGCGGCGCGCTCGAGCGCGCGAGCGACCCGGTGCAAATCCGCATGCTCAACGAGGCGCTGTGGCAGACCTACGAGGCGCTGGGCGCGCTGCCGCAGGCGGCCGAGGACGCGGCGCACAAGATGCAGAAGCTCGCCGAGCAGGCGGCCGAGCGCATCGAGGATGTGCTCGGGTCAGGGCTCGCCGACATCCTGCGCGGTCGTTTCGACAACATCCTGCAGTCGTTTGCCGACATGCTCACGCAGATGGTCGCCCGGGCAGCGGCGGCGGACTTGATGAATGCGCTGTTCGGCAAAGGCCAAGGCGGTAACCTGGCCGCATTGGCAACGGCCATCTTCGGCGGATTCCGCGCCGAGGGCGGCCCGGTGTCGGCCGGGCGCGCGTACATCGTCGGTGAGCGCGGGCCCGAGCTGTTCGTGCCGCGCAGCAGCGGCACGATCGAGCCCAACCACAAGCTGCGGCGCAGTGGCGACGGCGTCGCGATCACCATCAACGTCAACGCGACCGGCGGCAACGCGGACGGTTTCCGCTCATCGGCGCGGCAGATGGCGGTGGACATCTCGCGCCGCTTGGCGCGCGTGCGGGCGGTCGCATGAGCGCCGATTGGCAGCCGTTTCGTCGGCCGTTGGCCGTCGTCATCTCGATTACCTCGACGTCGATCGATCTGTCGTTCCCGCCGGGGCGGTATCTGGTCAACGAGCCGGTGGTGCTGTGCACCGTCTACGGCGCGCCGACCGAGGTCGGCGTCAGCGCCGCGCCGCAGACGGTGGCCGGGCTCGGCGAGGTGTACACGCAGGTCACGCTGACGTTTCCCGCCGCGCTGGTGGGCAAGCGCGCGGCGGTGTGGGTGGCCGGTGAATGAGCGCGTACCTGGGCGCAGCGCTCAAGCGCCGCGTGTACCCGACGGTGCTGTGCCTGCACGGGTGCGTGTCGCGCCGCGCCGATGCGCTGGTGTTCCGCGAGGCTGTCGCCGACATCAAGGCGCACGTGCAGACGATGCTCGATGCCGGGTATCGCTTCGTGAAGCCTAGCGAGTACGCCGCGTGGCGCGCCGGTGCGCTGTCGTTCGACGAGCCGGTGACGTGCCTGCACTTCGACGACGGGCTCGACACGGTGCGGCTCGTCGTGCCGTGGCTCATCGAGCGCGGCGTGCCGTGCGGGTTGGCGCTCATCACGCGGCGCCTGGGCGTGCGCGACCCGGACGACGGGTTTCTGACGTGGGCGCAAATCTACGAGTACGCGGCCAGCGGGCTCGTCGAACTCATGTGCCACACGCACAACATCCACCATCTCACGCTGCTGCCCGACGGCAGCGGCGGCGTGGACGTGGGGCCCGTGCTCGAGCGCCCGTGCTGGATCGACGACGGCGACGTCGTGTATCGGCCCACGGGCGACACGCGCTGGTACTGGGACTACTCGTTCGTCGATCAAACGACGCTGGGCGTGCCGCTGTTCGGCACCGACCCCTACGACGGCGCGACGCCGATCACGACGACGCTGCGCATCACGCCGCGCATCAGCGGCACGATCACGACGCTGCGGCTGTTCATGGCGCTGAGCAAGCCCAGCGGCGCGGGCTACGACGCGCAGGTGCGCGTGACGGTGGGCTCCACCGTCGTGTTCGACGACGTGATCGCGCCGAAGCAGTACGAAACGCGCGCGCAGTGGGTGGAGCGGGAATTCTTCACGCTGGCGCTCAGCACGCCGTTCGCGGTGACGGCCAACGTGCCGTTCGAAATGACGTGGCAGACGCTCAACGCGGGCGACGGCGTGGCGCTGCTGTTCGCGGTGCCGACGGCCAACGACACGGCGTTTCGCGCGACGACGACGTGCCGCGGGCTGTACCCGCAGGGCTCGCAGGGCGCGCCGGATCGTTATTGGCAGTACATCGACTATCCGGCCAACAGCCGCTGGCCCGTCGTGCCGGCGATCATTCTGGCCACGGGCACGGGCCGTCAGGCGACCACGGCCGAGTATCTGGACTACATCGGCGCGGACATCGATGCGTTCCTGGCGGCGGTGGGCGAGTTGCCGCGCGTGCAATGGGGCGAGGTCGTCGCGTGGGAGCGCGCCGGCTACAGCCGCTGGAAGCCCATCGGGTGGGCCAACCCGGGGCGGTATACGGCCGTCGTGCCGCTCGACGGCGCGATCGGGCGCACGATGCGCTACGTGCGCATCGCGGTCGGGCCGCCCGAGATGATCAAGGGCGGCGACGCCGACCCGTATCGACAGCCGCGCGGCGCGCCGCTGCCGCAAGAGCCGCTCGACCGCAGCTATCCGGCGACGTTCCGGCTGCTCGTCGGGCAGATGCAAAACGTAGTGCGCTCACCGCAAGTGGTGCCGGCAGAGGGCATCGTCAGCGTGGACATGCAGCCGGGCGAGGCTTACGTGGACGTGGTGTCGGTGACGGACGCGCAGGGCGAGTATGCACGGCACTATGACGCGGAGATGGACCCGGGCACCGGCGAGTACCTGCCGCTGTCGCCGCGCACGTACTACGTGCTGCCGGGCACCTACGGCACGACGCCGGACGGCATCCTGATGAGCCCCGATGCGGTGGGCGCCAGCGTGACGGTGACGGTCGCGGTGATGCAAAGCGCGACGGCGTCGCCCGTCGGTTTGGCGCCGATCTGGCGCATCACCAAAGGGCAGGCGCTCGACGTGCAGCCGTACACCGTGCAGGCCGGCGACGTGCTGGTCATCGAGACGGTCAACGGCGGGCCGACGGTGGGCACCGAGCAGCGCACGCGCTGGGGCGTGCGCAGGGTCGTCGTGGGTTACGTGTCGTCGATGCTGCCTGCGCTGCCCGCGCCCACCCAGGTCATCTACCCGTTCGGGTCGTACTACGCGGCGGGCACCGGCGTCGTCGAGGATCGACCTGCGTGGCTGGACATCGACGCGCAATTGGCGGCGCTGTTCGCGTCGCGCGGGCTGACCGACGGCTACACCATCGCCGCGTACCGCAACGTGCGCGACGGCGAGCTGCGCGAGCCCGCGCTGCGGCGCACGCGCTGGGCGTTGGGCCGCTGGCTCGTCTACGGCACGCAGCCGCCGGCGGACAGCCGCAACAACCTGCTGGCGTACAGCGGCTTGCTGTTCGCCGACGTGCGGCATCGCGGCGTGCGCTGGCAGGGGTCGATCGAGGCCGACCCGGCCGGCAACGCCAGCGTGCGCGCGCGGCCACAGACGCTCGACTACGTGGCGTTCGACGCCTACGGGTTCGACGGCGCGGGCGGCATCGTGCCGTTCCCGATCAACGACGGCGGCACGTATAGCGGCACGACCTACGCCGACGACAAGTCGTGGCTGCAGGCGCGCGGCGTGCGCTGTCTGCTCATCATCAACAACAACCTGGGCACGGGCGAGCCGGACGCGACGATCGGCGCGCACGTGGTCAACAACCCGGCCGTGTACGTGCCGCAGATCGTCGCGCTGGCGGTCTCGGGCGGCTGGGACGGCATCACCTGCAACCTGGAGGGGCTGCCGGCAAGCTCGCGCGCGGCAGCCACGGCGTTCTACGCGCAGCTCGCGGCTGCGATGCACGCTGCGGGCAAGCTGCTGCACGCGACGGCGCCGGCGATCACGGGCACCGCATACGACGACCCGGCCTGGACGGGCTGGTGCGATCTGGGCGCGCTGTGCAAGGTGTGCGACGCGGTCAAGATCATGTCGTACACCGAGTCAGGCCCCTGGGGCGATCCGGCGCCCGCCGCGCCGCAGTGGTTTTGGGACGCGGTGTACGAGTACGTGCGCGCGGTGGTGCCCGAGCCGTTCTGGCCGCGCGTGCTGTGCGGCGCGCGCGCGTTCGGGCACCTGTGGGACGCGCAGGAGCCTGGCGATGCGCAGTACATCGACTACCACCGCGGCATCGCCGAGGCGCTCGCCTACGGGCGGCGCATCGACGTCGATGACACCGAAGCGCACTGGACCGACGGCAGACGCAGCGCGTGGTTCGGCACGCCGCTGACGTTCGACCGCGCGCAGCGCACGGCCGAACTTTGGTTCGGCGGCGTGGGCGTGTGGAAGCTGGACGACGGCGACATCGAGGAATTTCTGCCAGCCACGAGGCAGATCGGAAGGGACGAGGACATGGACTTCATGGACGAGCGATTCCCGGTGGACGTTTCGCGCGGCAGCACGGGCGGGCCGCAGTTCTCGACGTCGATCGTGGAGACGCAAAGCGGCGATTCGATGCGCAACGCCCGGTGGACGATGCCGCTGCATCGCTACGACGCGTCGCTCGCGGTGCGCACGCAGCAGCAGTTCGACGCGGTGCGCGCGCTGTTCATGGCTGCGCGTGGTCGCTGGCGCTCGTTCCGCTACAAGGACTGGTCGGACTACCGCGCGAGCGATCAGCAACTGGGCATCGGCAACGGCACGACGACGACGTTCCAGCTGGTGAAGCGCTACGTGTACGGCGCGCACGAGTTCGTGCGCAAGATCACCAAGCCGGTGCCGGGCACGGTCAGCGTGAGCCTCAACGGCGTGCCGCAGGCGTCTGGGTGGACGCTCAACAGCAGCACGGGGCTGGTGTCGTTCGTCACGCCACCGGGCGCCGGCGTCGTCGTGCGCGCGTCGTTCGAGTTCGACGTGCAGGTGCGGTTCGACGTCGACTACCTGCCCGCCGAGGTCGTCACGCGCACGACGCGCGACCAGTTGCTGTTCGACGCGGGGACGATCGCGCTGGTGGAGGTGCGCGCGTGAAAGCGCTCAGCGCTCAACAGCTCGAGGCGCTGGCCGATCGCGCGACGTCGCTGGTGACGCTGTGGCGCATCACGCGGCGCGATGCGACGGTCGTGCGCTTGACCGACTGCGACCGCGCCGTGGTCGCCGGCGGGCACACGTATGCGCCCACCGGGGCGATCGAGCGTTCCGCGCTGCGGCTGCGCGTGGGCACCGCCGTCGAGAACGCAGATTGCGTCGGGCTGTTCGGCGAAGTCGTCACGCGCGACGACGTGCTCAACGGCAAGTACGACGGCGCGCGCGTCGCGGTGATGGTGGGCTTCGCTGATCAGGACATCGCGCCGATCCCGCTGGCCTTGGGCACGGTCGGCGACATCGTGATCGACGACGATCGCTACGTGATGCAATGCAATGGGCTGTCGCAAATGCTGCAAACGACGGTGGTCGAGGTCACGACGCCGACGTGCCGCGCGCAGCTTGGCGACGATCGGTGCCGCGTGAGCATGAGCGGCTGGCGGCACACGTACACGGTCGCTGCCGTCACCGGCGACGATCAGATCACGGTCACGGGGCCGTCGCAGTTGCCGGGCACCGCCACCTACGCGAACGGCGTGCTCGAAGTGCTCACGGGCGCAGCGGCCGGGCTCAAGACGGAGATCCGTGCGTGGGCGGGGCTGACGCTGACGCTGTACGTCGCGCCGTTGACGCTTCCGGCGGTCGGGGACTCCGTGCGGCTGACGGCCGGCTGCAACAAGACGCGCGCGACGTGCCGCGACGTGTTCGCGAACGTCGTCAACTTCCAGGGCGAGCCGGACGTGCCGGGCATGGACCTGCTGGCGGCGCCGGCCGTGGAGCAGTCATGAGCACGCGCGTGGACGTGCCGCAGCTGCTGTCTGTGTTGCGCTCGATGCAGGGCGTGCCGTGGCACACGGGCGGGCGCTCGCGCGCTGGCGTCGACTGCGTCGGGCTGCTGATCGTCGCGCTGCGCGAGTGCGGCATCGAGCCGCACACGGACATGGTGGGCTACTCGCTGCGCATCGGCGCGCACGTGCTGCCGCGCGAGCTGGACGCGAGCCCGCTGCTGGAGCGCGCGCAGCCGCCGCTGCAAGCGGGCGACGTGTGCCTGATGCGCATCTACGACGCGCCGCGACATCTGGCCGTCGCGCTCGAGGACGCGCAGATGATCCACGCGACATACGGGCACGGCGTGCGCATCGTGCAGATGTCGCCGCTGTGGCTGGATCGCATCGCTGGCATTTGGCGCTGGAGGTGACACGCAATGGACCCAGGCAGCTTCGCGCTCTTGCTGGCCACGACAGCGATCAACGCCGCGGTGGCTTATGCGACGGCGCCCGACTTCAACAACGCCGGGCCGCGCCTCGACGACTTGAACGTCGTCGGCAGCAAGTACGGCGCGCCGATCCCCGTCGTGCACGGCCGCGCGCGCGTTGGCGGCAACATCATCTGGGCGGCGCCGCTGCGCGAAGAGGTCAACGTCAACAAGCAGAGCGCCGGCAAGGGCTCGACGATCACGACGACCACGTACCAGTATTACGGCACGTTCGCGGCGCTCCTGTGCGCGGGGCACACGCAGTTGCGCCCGCTGCGCATTTGGGGCGACAAGAAGCTGCTTTGGCAGGCGCCGGACGGCGAGCTGCACCTGAGCGGCGAGTTCGAAGGCGGCGGCGCGTGGGAATTCGCGCCGGGCGGGCCGACGCAGGCGCCGTCGGCGATCATGCAAGCGCGGCTGGGCGTGGGCAACACGCCTGCGTATCGCGGGCGCTGCGTGCTGTACGTGAGTGAGTTGCCCGTCGATCAGTTCGGGCGGCGGCTGCCGCAGATCGAGGTGGAGCTGGCGCGCGGCGCGCCCGACGCGCCCGCCGTCATGGCCGACGTGCTGTCCGAGCTGATGCAGCGGCACGGCGTGCAGCCAGACGAGATCGACGTCACGCAAGCGGTGCACGAGTTCGACGGGCTCGCGATCGGCGCGGGCTCGTCTGCGCAGCTGATCGAGGCGTGGACGGCCGCGCTGTCGCTGCAGTTGGTCAACACGGGCGAGCGACTCGCGGTGCGGCCGATCGAGACGAACACCATCGCGGCGACGATCGATCACGGCGAACTGCTGTCCGGCGACGCGGTGCTGCCCGTGCGCCGTGTGCGCGAGGACGCGCTGCCGCGCGAGGTGCGCGTGCGCTATTTGGACCTGGCGCGCGACTATCAGGTGTCGGTGCAGCAGGCGTCGCTGCAAACGGGCGGCGCGGTCGGCACGCTGGAGATCGACGTGATCGCGACGTGGTCGGCGCAGGCGGCGCGCGCTGCGTGCGATGCGCTGCTGCGTCGCGGCGTCGTGTCGCGGGTGCAGTTCGGGCCGCTGCGGCTGCCGCCCAAGTACCTGTACTTGGAGCCGGGCGACGTGGTGCGCATCGTCACGCCGACGCGAACGCATACGGTGAGGCTGACGCAGATCACCGTGGGCGCCAACGGCGCGCTGGAGTGCGAGGGCGAGGCGTACCGCGCGTCGGTGCTGACGGGCGAGGGCAACGGCGGCGACAGCGGCAACTACGTCGGGCAGCAGCCGGCGGACTTCGGTGTGGGCACGCTGCACGTGTTCGATGCGCCGCCGCTCACCGACGCGCAGGCGCAGACGGGCGGTTTCTGGTGGGCCGCCGCGGGCACGGGCACGGCCTGGCGCGGCGCGGTGCTGGAGGCGTCGATCGACGCGGGCGACACGTGGAGCGCAGTCGATGCGATGGCGACGCCGTCGATCATCGGGCAGACGGTGAGCGCGCTGGCCGCACCGTCGGCCGGCGCGTACCGATTCGACACCGGCACCGTGGACGTGCAGATCGTGCGCGGCACGCTGCAATCGGCCACGTCGCAGGCGTTGTGGGCGGGCGCGAACCTCGCGCTCATCGGCGACGAGCTGGTGCAGTTCGGGCAGGCGCAGCACCTGGGCGGCAGCACGTACCGGCTGTCGCGGCTGCTGCGCGGGCGGCGCGGCACCGAGCATCTGATGCAAGCGTGGGGCGCGGGCGCGCGGTTCGTGCTCATGTCGTCGGCGGTGTTCGTGCCGGTCGGCGTGTCGGCGATCGGGTCGACGCGCATGTTCCGCGTCGTGCCAGCCGGCAGCGCGACGCCGCACAGCGCGCGCACGTACACGATCGGCACGGGCAGCGTGCGCCCGTGGTCGCCGGTACACGTGCGGGGCAGCCGCGACGGCGGCGGCGACCTGACGATCACGTGGTTCGAGCGCTCGCGCGTGGGCACCGAGCTGGCAGACGGCGGCGTGGACGCGCGCGACGATCCGCTGGCGCTGCACGAGCTGCACGTGCTCGACGGCACGACCGTCGTGCGCAGCGTGCAGGTGAATGGCACGTCGTGGACGTACACCGCTGCGCAGCAGACGACGGATTTCGGGGCGCCGCAGGCGAGCGTGAGCATGCGCGTGCGGCGCGTGGGGCAGTACGCCGTGAGCCCGTGGGCCACGGCCACGCTATAGGGACACGGCAACATGGCAACCACTTCTCGCCTTGGCATCACGCTGCTTGAACAAGGACAGGCGCAGGCGCACGTGACGGTCAACGAGGCGCTGCAGCAGATCGACGACGTGTGCGCGGGGCGCACGGCCGTAAACGTCACGGCCGGCGGCACCATCACGCTGACGGCCGCGCAAACGGTGGTGCGTCAGATCAACCTGTACGGGTCGCCCAGCGCCGGCTACATCGTGCAGTTCCCGGCGCGCACCGGCGACTGGATCGTCGTCAACGACACGGGGGCCAATTGCACGTTCAGGCCCGTCGGCGGCGCGGGGCAGGTCGTGCCCGCGTACTGCGCGGCGCACCTGATCTGCGACGGCACGAACGTCGTCGATGCGCGATCGGTCCTCACCCAGAACGTCGTCATCAACGAGGGCAAGGCGTTGCAGTTCGGCACGGTGACGGGCAGCCGCATCGGCACGGACCCGGCCGAGAAGCTGGGTTTCTGGGGCGCGACGCCCATCGTGCGCCCGGCGAGCGCCAACCAGGCGGCCGTCACGCAGACGGCCGGCGCGACGTACACGACGACGGAGCGCGACATGCTCAACGCGCTCAAGACGCTGGTGAATCAGCTGCGCGCTGACCTCGTGGCGGCGGGGCTGATCAAGGGGTCGGCGTGACGGGGGTGTGGCAGATTCTTCCCACACACCCCACCGGCTTCCGTGGCCAGATTTAGCCCCTGGTGCCCGGAGCCGGACTCGAACCGGCACGCCTTGCGGCGGGGGATTTTGAGCGCCCCGCGCGCTGCGTGCTCAGAGTGCGGACCCAGGTGCGTGGGTGGCAAAAATGGGCTGTTTCGAGTGCTGGTGGTCAAATTCTTCCCACACACCCGTCAGCCGATGCGCTTGATGGCCTCGGCCAGCGTTTGCGTGGCCAGGTGCGAGTATCGCCGAGTGCTCGCCGCCGCCCGGTGGCCGAGCACGGCGCCGACCGTGTACAGCGGCACGCCGGCGTTGACCATCGCGCTGGCCGCGGCGTGGCGCAGGTCGTGAAAACGCACGTCCTCGAGGCCGAGCTGCTCGCACGCCCACAAGAACCACGACTGCACGGTGCGCGCCGAGCACGCCGGCGGCCAGAGGCGCGCGTACTGCGCCACCTTGGGGTGGATCGGAACGCTGCGGCGGTCGCCGTTCTTGGTGTCCTCGAGGTGCCACGCGCCTTCGCGCGGCTGCGCGCGCAGGCACTCGCTCAGGCGCATGCCGCTGTAGTAGGCCACGAGCACGACGGCGCGCACGTCTGGATGGGTGATGGTGCGCGCGATGCGCACGACCTGCTTGCGCGTCAGGTAGCGGTGGCGCTCGTTGCGCACGGGCGGCAGCGTGACGCGCTCGGCCGGGTCGTGCTCGCCCATGCCGTGGTGCTTCCAGGCCCAGCGGCACGCGGCGGTCAGGTACGCCAGGCGGTTGCGCACGGTGGCCGGCGCGAGCGTGGTTGCGTGCTGGGCGGCGTACTGGCGGCACACGGCGGGCAGCTCGGCTAGGCGCCGCCCGCTGTACCAGGGCTGGATGAGGGCGAGGTCGCGCTCGAGCTTGGCGCGGTTCTTCAGGTGCGGGGCGCGGTGCTGCAGGTACAGCAGCACGGCCTGTGCGATCAGCGGCTCGGGCCTGACGGCACCAGTTGCAATGAGGTGCAGCCGCTTGTCGTGCTCGGCGGCGTAGGCCTCGGCCTGGGCTCGACTCCACGACGCCGGAAGTAGCTTCGTAACGCGGCGTCGGCATCCGTCAATGCGGCGGTCGTACTCGTAGCGCCACCGCCGGCGGGCGCGGTCGAAGTAGACGGGCATGGCGTTTTGGCGCGGCAGCGCTGGATGTAGGCGGCAACGTCGGCCGGGTCGAAGCGTACCGCACCGTCGAAGCGGTACGCGGGCAGCGCGCCGCTGTGCGCCAGGTCGTAGACCTTGCGGCGGCTCAGGCCGAGCTGGCGGGCGACGTCGGCGGCGGTGAGCATGGTCAGGCGTCCTTGCTTTGCCGCTGCACGGTGCGCTCGCCGTACAGCCGCCAGCCGTACTCGATCAGCCATGTGCGGCGCAGCATGAGGTCGGCGTCGGTCGGCGCGGGCGCGCCGAGGCTGGGCACGTAGGCGCATGCCAGCACGTGGCCGCGCTGGTCGCGCAGCAGCTCGAGCACGCGCACCAGGCGCCACGATGGCAATTTGTAGGTGCGGCCGATCATGCGGCCACCTCCCGCATGGCGTGCTTGGCCCAGTCGCGGCACTGCGCGGCATCGACGACGCGCTCGCGGCGATCGGGGGCGTAGCGCGCGTCCACCGGCGCGGCCGCGCGCACGATGCGCGTGTGCTCGGTGATGACGGGCTCGCCAGGCAGGTGCGCCGGGCCACACACGGGCAGCACCGTGGGAGGCTGCAGCGCCGCGCCAGTGCCGCGCCGCGGCTGGCGCTCGAGCGGCGCCCTGACGCGCGGGGGCCGCTCGTCATACGCCAGGCCGGTGCGCTCGGCGTAGCGCAGCGCGTGTTCGCGCTGCGCGAAGTACAGCCAACGGCCTTCGGCGCCGCGCACGCGGTGCATCGAGTGCTTGTGCACCGCTTGCAACAGCAGCTTCGAGGCGCACTCGACGCTCACGCCCACCTGGCTTGCGGCCCACGCTGCGGTGATGCCCTCGGCCTCGTGCCGCGCGGCCAGTTCGCGCAAGGCGCGGGTGGTGCCAAGGCGCGCGCTCACCACGATTGCGCCTCGTCGTCGCACACGGGGTCGCGCTCGTCGATGCCCAACCGCGTCATGAGCACGTCGATCTGCACGTGCAGGGCGCCCACGCTGCCGACGTTGTGCAGCTCGTGCTGCACGGGCAGCGCGGCGGCGTGCTGCTCGCTTTCGTGCGCGTGGACGGGGGCCACGTCGCGCCGCACGCGCACCAGCACGCCGCCCTGCCCGGCTACCCACTCGGCCTCGTTGGGGAACCTGCAGTCGCTGATGACGATGCGGTCGTGGATGGACGAGCCGCCATCGTGCAGCCCCAGGTGGCGCTGCAGGCCGACGATCCACAGCATGGGCATGAGCGCTCGGCCCCACTCGGTGCCGAGCGTTTGCATCATGCGACGGGCGCTGAAGCCGAAGCCGGGGATGGGCTGCTCCTTGAGCCGCGGCTCGGTGAAGTGGGCGTGGTCGACGCCCACGTACTCTGCCCAGGCCAGGCACATCTCCTTGAGCGCGCCGGCGAAGCTCGCCGGCACGAACCCGTAGCGGCGGCACAGGTAGCGCGCCGCGGTGTCCTTGCCGGCGCCGGCCAGGCCAGTGATGCCGATCAGGTGCATGGCGCTTACTCCGGCGCGCCCAGCAGGATGGGGGTCTGCGTCTCCTGCTCGATGCGAGCCCAAGTCTCGCGGAAGGCGGCCTCCAGCACCTTGTGCGGGCGCACCAACTCGAACCAGATCGTCAGCGCACCATCCTTCACACGGTAGCGCAGCCGTGCATCGATCTCGCGCGGGGCCTCGTTTTCGAAGACAGAGATGCACAGCTTGATCAACTCGGGCAGGCGCACCGTGCCGCCCGAGTTGTCGGCGCGCCAGGTGAGGTTGTGGCTGCCGTCGTGCAGGCGCTGAGAAGCCACGAAGTGGCCGCTCTGTGCGGCCTCGAAGTTGAGGCTCATCTCCAGCAAGTCGGCGCCGCTGGGCGCGATCACGTCAGGCAGTTGGTCCTGCAGGAACTCCGCGAACCCGAGCTGGCTCATGTGCTTGCGGTTCGCGCTCGTCCACGTCTGCCACTCGCGGCTGGGCGGCACGGTGAACTCGACGCGAAACTCCCGCCAGTCGGCTTGATCGCCGAGCCCGGCCGTATCGCTGGTCTGGAAGTCATCCAGCACGGCCAGGAAGCGCGCCGGCTCCAGCGTGGCATAGATGCGCGAGCGCGCCTCCTTGTGGTCGTTGACGTAGCGGATGAAGCTGGTTGCATCGCGCAGCTTCACCGAGGCTTTCGGGCGGGGCGGCACTTCGTCTGTGGGCAGGTCGTGCAGCCCCCAGCCCGGCGGCAGGGCGACGAAGTGGGTGCCGTGCGGGTCCGGGTTGCGCGTCGGGCGCGTCAGGGCGGCGCCCAGCTCCGCAAGCGATCGGATCGTTTGGTCGGTCAGCGTGGCATCGATCGTGCTCATGCAATGGCTCCTGGTGGGTCGGTTCAGTGGGATGCAGCCGCCAGCGTGATGCCGGGCAGCTCGTCCTGGGCGGGGTGGTTGCGCTGCAAGTTGCCGTCCACGGTTGCGAACAGCACGGTGCCTGCCGAATCGAGCTTGGGTAGCTTGAGCTTGATCGTGTCCTTGACCACGACGGCGGCCTCGGCCGCGCCATTGAAGGGCTTGACCTCCAGCGTCAGCGTCAGCGCGCCGGCCTTGCCGGTGGCCTCCACCGCGCGCACCAGCTCCTGCAGCTGCTCGGCCAGGTCGTCGATCACCTGGCCGCCGCGCACATCGCGCAGCGTGTCGAAAAACGGTCGTCTCATCAGCGTCCTTTCAGGTGGGTTGATCGGGCCGGCCGGTAGCCGTACCCGGTGTGGATGACCTTGCGTCCGTAGCGCAAATCGCGCTCACGGCGCTCGCAGGCCTGGGCGTGCTCGCGGGCAAGCTGCGCGTTTTCCTCGTTTTCGCGGCGTCTTGGTCATGCGTGAGCTCCCTCAAAATTGGGGTGGATCTTCATCAGCTCGGCAGCGCCGTAGATGTCAACAGTGGGTGGCATCTGGTTTGGCATCTGATGGTGCATGGTCACTCACCCCTGAATCCCACCACCATGTCGCCCGTCTCAGCATCCGTCTCAACGTCCACCAGCCCGCGCCAGCGCAGGTGTTCAAGGCAGTCGCTCGGGTATGCGCGGTCGGAATCGAACACCTCGCGCGTGATGCGCCACACACCGGGCGCTTCGATGCGGCCTTCGGTGCAGATGACGCTTTCGGCGGCGTCGTCGGCCAGGCGGAGGGCGCGGCTCCACTCAGCGCCATACGCGCACCCGCACTCGCCGGCCAAGATGCAAGCCTTTGCGGGGAAGCGCTCCGGTCTGCCTGCGGCAGAGTGTGGGCACAGCAGGTCGTCGAGGTCTTCAGTCATGCAGCCTTCCTTTCGTGCTTGATCTGCTCAACTGCGCGTCATCTTTCAGAAAGCCGATCTCCGGCGACTCCTTGCGCAGCGCGTAATACTCCACTTGCACCTTGGCGGACGCGATCATCTTGCCCGCCAGATTGGCAAGCTCTGCCGCCTCGCCTGGCTTGATTTCCCCGGCCTTGAGTTTGGCGAACACCTTCGCCAGTTCGGCGCGAAGTTCAGATGCTGTGTTCACGGATGTACCTCTTGATCTTGAGTAGTTCGCGTTGTGCTTCGACCAGCGGCTGCGGGATGTCTTTGCAGCGCAGCCCCATTTCCTGCGCCAGCATCCGGCGCACGTAGGCATCGCTGAGCTTGGCACGCTGGCGGGCCGTGTTTTCCCGGCACACGTCGCGGCGCTTGTCCGGGTTGGCCTTTGTCCACTCGACGGCGCGGGCCTTCACGGACTCGGCATGGGCCGCGTACCACTGGCGGTAGTACGCCTTCATCTCGGGCCGCTGGTACGGCTTGACCGCCTGCGCGGCGTACCATTCGCGGCGGCGGGCGCTCTCGCACTCGCGGCACGCGCTTCTGGTGCCTCGGTATGCGTCGGCGGGCTTTGTCTGGTTGCAGGTGCGGCAGGTTTTCATGCTTGCTCCTGCTGCTCCAGTTTCTTGAACTCGATCACCCACACCGCTTCCACGGCGGCGCGCTGCTGGGGTGTGCGGTAATCGACGGTGCGGGCCTGCTTTCGCTCATTGCACGGGCGGCAGAGGGGCTGCAGGTTGGTAGGGTGATGCAGGCCGCCCTTGGCGAGCGGCACGATGTGGTCCTGCGTCGGCTGCTCCGGGCTTCCGCACGCCAAGCAGGAAGTGCCGAGGATCTCGGTGAGCGCGCGCCAGTCACCCGCCGTTACCCTCCCGGTGCCGCCGGCCTTCCTGGCTCGCCGCGCCGCTTCATAGCCCACCGCCTTCTCGCGCTTGTTCGACTTGTCACGGCTGCGCACGTTCGTCGCGTTGTGGCAACCCTTGCACTGGGTCTTGATGCCCAGCAGCGTGCGTGAGTCCCGGTGGAAGCCTTCCTTTGGGAAGAAGCCTTCGCAAGAACCGCAGCGGTAGCGCAGCACGCCGTCAACCACCTTAGTCGGACGGTGCTTCCAAGGGCGCGGCTTTCCCTTCGTCGCGGCGCTCATCTTGGCCTTGGCAGCGTCGGTGTGGGGTCGGTTATGCATGGTCGATCCGCCGGAAGGTTACGACCCAGACGAACGGGTTCGCATCCCAGGAGCCGGGGCCGTTGATTTGCTCCCACAGGTGCCTGAACTCCTGCTGGTAGCTCCAGAAGTCGGGCGGGGTGGGGGTTCCGTCTGGCATCGAGACCCCTTCAGCCTTCGCGTCTGCCTCGCTGATGTCCTGCAGCCGCTCGACGCGCACGTCGGTGATCTCCAGCGTGATGCGAGAGGCCCAGCGGGGCATGTGAATCGGCGGGACCGTCGCGCCTTCCATGCCGCGATACCAGTAGAGCTGCACCCATCGATCCGATGCTTCCCGCGTGTTTGCGATGGGCATGAACCGCCCATCCGCCACGTAGCGCACGCCACACAGCCCTTCATCGTCGATGGCTTCGGCGCGGCAAGTCTCTCTCACCCACAGCCGATCCCCTGGAGACCCGCAAGGGTACATGGCGAGAATCGGGAACTGCTCTGCGCCCACCGTCGCCATATGGCGAGGCTTCACGATTCGACGCGTCTGCGTCTTTCGACCTGCGAGGATCGCTCGGACCATCTCGGCACGGAAGATGATGGGGCGCTCCTTCATGCCTTATCCCCCAGCCTCTCGCGCAGGGCGGCGATGGCGTTTTCTCTTTGCTTGCCTGTGTGCCAGTCTGGCTCGCCACGTTGGCCTAACAGCGCCTCCAGCGCCTGCCGCAGCAGGGCTTCGTCGCGCTGTTCGCGCTCTTCCATCATCAGCAGCGCATCGGTCATGGCTTTGTTCGTGTTCTCGTGGGCCTCGCGTTCTTTCCTGAGCGCTTCCTTGGCCTGAGCCGCCAAGCCGCGATTGCTTTCAAGCCCTTGCTGAAAGCCGCGCTGCCACGCTGTTTGCGCAGACTTCGACGCCTGGAGACGACCGCGCATCAGGTCTCGAATGATGGCCGCCGCGTCCGTGAGTGCCGCGAACAACACGGGGTCGCTTTTGTACTGCTCCGCCAGCTTGAAGCAGATGTGCGCATGGTCATCCGCCTGCTCAAGCGCGGTAGATGCCTCGGGCTGCGCTGCATCAATGGCCGCTTCCATGGCCCGGACCGCCTGCCGCCACTGCGCAAGCGCCTCGTGGGCGCTGTCCCACCACTTCGAGACGGCGGCCGTGTCGCGCGTCTCCAGCAGCAGGCATTCGAGCTCCAGCGCCAGGCGGCTGGCGTGGCCGAAGTAATCTTCATTCATTGCCAATCTTCCATGTCAAACAAGTTCAGCTGCCGCGACATGGTGAGCATGGTTTCCTCCCCCTCCATCTCATCGCCCATCCTCCCGCTGAACAGCAGTTCGATGGGGTCGTAGGAGCCGGGGGCTTCGTCGTCCAGCCTGCGCCGGATGTCTTTCATCTCCTCGGCCAGCACCTCAAGCCGTTCCCACATGGACGAGCCTTCCTCGGCGCAGGCGTTGTAGCGCTGCTTGAGCGCTGCGATTTCGTCTTTAGTCATGCCATCACTCCTTGAATACCACCGTCACGCCATCCTCGGCGCGGTGCACCTCGGCCAGCCCGCGCCACGCCAGCGCCATTTGCTGCTGCACCTTGGGATCGGTCAGCAGCGCGGCGATGTCGGATCCGCCGATGCCGCTGCGGCGCTCGGCCAGCCACGCGGCGCGATCAGGTGCGTTCATGGTGGAGTCGGTGCCGGCCGCCGCCCATCTCGAACTCCCGCGCGTGGGAAAGTGCCCGGGCCAGGCAAAGGCGGCCGGCGAAACTCACCACCCGCGCCAAGCGATCACGATGACCGCCGCCGCCTCCACCGCAAACGCAGCGATGTAAAGCGCGGCCAAAATGCCGCGCCCTGCGCCGAGGCCGTCGTATGCCGTCAGCTCGTCGGCCGCGCTGGCGGCGCGCGGCATCGGCGGCAACGTGTCCACAAAATCGTCCATCATCCCCTCCATGCGAGGAGTGCCCCGATCGCGGCAAGGCTGAACCATCCGGCCGCCGCCACAGCGGCATCCAGCCACCGACGGCGCGGTGCCGGGCGCTCCAGCGCGCACGCGCGTTCGGCTGGGAACGCCTCGGCCAGCGTGCGCGGGTAGCGGCGCGTGGTGGGGCAGCTCACGACAGCCCCTCGCGCTGCGTTTCGGCGATGAGCACGGTCAGCTCGCCGAACTGAATCGCCTGAATGCCGCCCGTGGGCAGCCATTCGGGCGCGTCGAGGAACTGGCACGGAATCCAGTTTGCTTGCACGTCCAGCAGCGCGCCGGCGATCAACTCGCCGCTCTTCGGCTGCTGGACGAGCGACCCGGTGCGCCCGTTGACGGGCGGCACCAGTTGCGGCGCGGCGCTCATTGCGCCTGCTCCGCGGCGCACACGGCCAGCGCCGTGGCGGCCTGCATGAGCGCGCGTGCCAACAGCTGTGCCTGCGCGGCGTTCAGGCGCAGCGCCACGCTGGCGTGCGTGGCCTGCGCCGTCAGTGACACGTGCTGACGCGCGGCGCCGACGGTGAGCTCGGCGCCGCTGTCGGATTCGATCCGGATCTGTTGCATCTGCCCTCCTTGCGCCGACTGGGGTGTCGGCATGAGGGCAGTGTAGGACTCAACGTCACCCACAGTCAAGGACCCGAAGTTACTGGTAGGTCCGTGCGTGGGTCGCCCGGCGCGATGCGCTAGACTGTGCCGGTGATTGCCGAGTTGATCCTGGGGTTACTGGCTGCCGTGAGCCTGCTGGTGGGGCTGCTGGGCGTGCCGCTGCTGGTGCTGTCCCCGCAGACGACGTCGCTGCAGGAAATCGTGCTGGCGCTGGCGTGGGTGGTCTTCGCGGTCAGCTTTGCGGGCGCGATGGTGCTGCACCACCTGCGACACGCGCGCACGGCGCTGGAGCGGATCGAGGCGCTGCTCGAGCGCCGCTGAGCGGCCGCGCGCCTAGCGCTTGGCGCGCGCCAGGCGGTCCAGGAAGGTCATGTAGCGGCCGAGCTGGTCGGCCGCGTACCACTTGCCGCTGCGCTCGACCTTGTAGCGGATGAAGTCGATGGCCTGCTGGCGCTCGTCGGGCGGCAGGCTGTCGACGATGTCGCCCACGCGCTGGGCCATTTGGTTGCGCGCCTCGGCGACGTACTTCGGGCCGACGCCTTGCAGCAGCCACAACGCGCTCACGCCCGCTTCCTGCGCGATGCGCAGGGCCATGTCCAGGTCCGGGTAACCCAGGCCCTCGAGCCACTTGCGGGCGGCCTTAGGGGTGACACCGAAGCGCTTGCCCAGCGTCGTTTGCCGGCCGCGGCCGGGCGGGATGCCGAGCTCGTCACAGACCTCGTGCATCCGGCGGGCGAACTGTTCGCGCAGGTCGGTGACTTCCACGCGCCGCAATGTGCCCACGACGGCGGCAACTTCCGGTACTTGTTGGTCGGTCACTTTGAGTCCTACAATGACCGCATGGATCGGATGTCGGTTGCCGGCGCCCGGGCGCAAGCGGGCGAGCCCGAAACCGCGCTGGATGAGGCCATCCGGCGGGTCGGGAACATGTCAATCATGGCCCGGGCCTTGGGACTCACACCCAAGGCGGTGCGCAAGTGGAAGCTGGCCAAGCGCCTGCCGCGCACCGAATACACCGGCGAGACGGACTACGCCAGCTGCATCGAGCGGCTGACGCAAGGCGCCGTGACACGCCAGCAGCTTTTGGCCATGCGCCAAAAGAGCCACCGCGAAGGTGGTGGTGGTGCGTGAGGTGTCTCCTCCCTGCGCCGGGTTCAGTTGCCCCGGCGGCCTGACGGCCCGTGGCAGGTTGGGCCCGCCCGCGGCAGCGCGGGCGGGCCGCTTTCTTCGCTGAGTCATGAGCGATCACCTGGTAGAGCTGCGCGGAGAGATCCCGCGCGAGGTCATGGACGTCATCGACGCCGTCGTGCAAGCCACGCCGGGCGCCAGCCGCATGTCCATCGTGCGCGAGATCCTGGGTGAGTGGGTCGATCGCAAGGTGCATGAAGCGACTTTGATTCAGCGCGTGCGGCGCGGCAACGGAGGCCGCACGGAAGGCGGACGGAACGGCACCGGAAGCTGACCGGAACCATGGATCCGCGCGGCTGGACGTACAGCGAGCAGTACCGGCACCAGTGCGAGGTGCGCTACGTGCTCGCGATGCCGACGCCAGAGCGCAGACGCGCCTACCTCGATGGCGTGCAAGCCGCGCGCGGCAAAGCCGCGGCCGACCGTTTGCGCGCCGACGTGCGCGCCGCCTGGGCCCAATCCCCGCGCCCCTCGGGGCAGCAGGTTGTGCTTTTCGCGCCCCTGTTCACCACACCACCCAACGCGCTTGAGACCGGCGATGGGTCCTTCTTGGCCCAACCCAACGCGGGTAATTCGGAC